AGCTACTGGGTCTGGTCTTCCAAATGAAAGAGGTGAAAGGTAAGTTTTATTATTACCTAAGTTATAATGAAAGAATAACTCAATGAATGGGTTATCTTTATTATGTTTGTAAGGAACAACACGAACAACTTGTTGACCTGGTTCAGGTTTCCAAAAGTTATCTTTTGTATTTGAAGTTGATTGTAATGTTGCGAGTTTGGATTTTATTGCATCTATATCCATTTGTATTTCTCCTATGTGTTTTATTATTTATCGTTTATTATTTATGGTTACTCATATAACCATATAACCTATTTCTATAATATATATCAAAAAAGCCATATAAGTCAAGCTTTTTTTTATTTATTTTCAACTTTTTCGATTTTATAGATTCTTGTATTGATTTTATTCAATCCATCTGAATTTGTTACCATTAACATATTCTTAAAGTTTTCCCAGGGTATCATAAATTTATTATCTAAGACACCATTGTTTAAATTCTTTATACATTCATTCAATGCATTGATGGTATATAATGTATTGGAATGTTTTTTTCTATGTAGGGAAATCGTTCCCTCTACTTTATTGTAATCAATACCACCTTCAGTACTTACATTGTATGTACAGATTAATTCATTTACATTGTTTTCATTTTGTAATACATATACTTTACTGAATATAATTGTATATGCATCCGTGATTTTTTTAATCGTATCATCAAGATTATCTTTTGTTGTGAATGTTGCTAGTAGTTGTGATTTCATAATTAACTCTTACTCTTGAAACAATTTTGCATATCTTTACTATATGTCATTGTATTACTTGTTTTTCCAGTAGCACCTGCTTTTGAACGATATGTTTTGTATCCTATTTCCGTCTTTTTACCCTCTGAGTCTATAGCGTATGTGAACACCACTTTACCAGTTACATTACCCAATGGATTACCACCTTCATCCTTTTTGTTAGAATCATATGTTAGTTGTTCAGATTCTTCAAGTTTAAACTTTTGTTTAAACTCTGTGGTATTCTTAACACCTAAACAACCTCTCAAAACTTCACCATTGACAATCGTTCCACCCATATTAACATCCAAAGCAGAACCAACCATACTACCTGAATTACCCTCTTCATATCCCTTTGGTGGATAATCTAATAAATTTAAATGAAAACCTCTAATATTTTCTTCCGCTTCCATCAAAGTTCCAACTCCTACTTCAACACCATCTATATCTACTGTTTCTTTATTTAATTGATTGACTCTTTCTCTTTGTAAATTAACAACTTTTTCTCTTTGTTCTGAAAGATTTTTCTTTACATCAATACCTTCAATGTCTGGATTTTCTTTTTGTAATGATAATGCTACCTTGTTAACAACCTTAACATCATTACCTTTACCTTGAGCGGAGGACACATGTTTTCGTATGATTTCATATTTTTCTTGTGTGTTTAAATCCTTTGCATCTCTACCCTCTAAATATCTTTCATATTGTGATTTTAATCCACCACCTTTACCAAATAAAGCGTTATCAATATTTTTCTTTAATGTTCCCTTGTCATTTTCTATGATTCTAACTTGATCTTCAATTGGTAATGATTCTAATCTTTGAGCTATTGGTGTGGCTTGATTGTTATAATTTTCTTCAATTTCACCTATTTGATTTGAGTAATCATCCACTATTCTTTTAGTGGTTTCCTTTTGTTCAGAAGTTAAACTATCATTATTGTCTATACTATTTTTATAATTTTCACCCTCTTGTGCTAATGTAGAGTTATCTTGTATATCATTAGTTGTCGTTTTATCTGAATGGAATTGTATTAAAAGGTTACCATCTTTGTCTTTAACAAATGTAGCAGTATCGGATGGATTTTCTCCACCACCACCAGCTTTTGTAAACGCTATAGCATCTTCTTTCGTGACTTCAGTTCCATCTGGTAATAAAACTTTATTAGCTTTGTTGATTGACTCCACTTGAGCGTCTAATGATTTATCTGCACCATAATAAGTTTCTATTTTATTAATTTCACCCATTTTACCTTGTTCCTGTAACCTAGAAACTCTTTTCTGAGTTCTTTCATATTTCTTTTTAGCAGACCTAGCAGATACCAAACACTTTGTATATAATTCTTTATTTTCAACATCTGCTATTTCACCAGATTTAATACCTGCAGTTTTCTTTTGTTCTTTACCTAAAGCAGTGTCCTTTGTTTGTTCATACATTTCCATCGCTAATTCTTCTTCAGACATATCAGGATTTTCACTCAATATATGAACACCCTCACCAGAAACTATTTCATTAAATGCAGAACCTGCACCACCTGGCGCTGGTTTAGAACCTATAGCCTTTTCATATCCATAATAACCATGTTTTAACATATCATTTTTTACTTGATTATCACCTTCTTTTGGATTACCAGCTACTTTACCTGTTGTAAGTTTTTTTGGTGATGGTTCTTGTTTTTCATCATCATCACCTTTTTTAGTTAACTTACCATCTTTTGATATTTTTGTTTTCTTAGGTTCAGTTTTAGGTTTTTCTTCACCACCTTGTTTTTCAAATTCTTGTTTAGCATCATCTTGGTCTACTTTTTCGTGTGAACCATCTTCAATACCTTTTTCATAATTATCTTTGTTTTTATATTGAACGATTCTTCCACTTTCTTTAGAACGAGAATAAAATATTTGTTCTTCATTGATTAAATTATTAATAACTTCATAAATAACTTTATTTGATAAATTCAATTCTTCCATTGATTCACGAAGTTGATGAATGTGTTCTGCGTTTTTTGGATTAGGCATTCCATCGTGAACACGATATGCCCATTCTACTAATATATTATTTATAATTTCTGAAATATGTTTCATTTATAACCTCTTTGTTATGTCTTGCATTTCACCATAATTTAAACCCATTTTGGATTTAGTAAAATGTTTTCCTTCTTCTAAAAATGATTTTATATCTTTCAAAGTTTCCACTCCATCTTGTTGTGAGAAATCAAATAGGAAACTATCATATCCATATAAAACCAATTTAGTCTTCTTCTTTAATAAATAGTCTTGAATTAATAAAATCTTCTTAATATTAGATTCTGTCTCATATGCCTGAATCAGATAATTGAATATTTTATTTCTATTCAAGTCTTGATAATTATTATATGTAAGTTTCCGTCTATAAATATCAGTATAAATACAATTATGAGTATTTATTTCATTCCATTTTTTATTTATATAATTGTATACTTTGTTAAAAAATGGTACTTTTTCTCGTGTTTCTTTATCAATTCCACCATATAATAGTTTAAATGTTCTTTGTTTTGATTCTTCATATGAACAACCATAGTGTTCTGCGAGATGTTCGTGTACAGAATTATCACCAAATTTATAATCCACTAAATCAGCAATCAATCTCAAGTGATATGCATCAAAGTCAAATTCAACTAAATAATCGTTTTCAGCTATGAATCCTTTTCTCTTTTCAGGTGGTAGAGCTGCAAAGTTAACACTTCCAAATGAATTACTTGGACGACCTGTTGTTGTCCATAGATTGTAATTACTATATAGTTTACCATTCGATATGTGTTTTTTTACTCTCATATCAAATATATCACATATATCATTGGATACCTTGATTCCATTCTTTTCAATAGAACCAAATGCTTTAATTGTATCATTCATATAATCATCATTCTCACCTGTATATGCTCTAGCCATTCCTTTATAGATGTCACTACAATACTCATTATGTTTCGATAATGGTATGATTTCGTTAAGTTTTTTAACATTGTAATACTTGTTTGACAAGAAATCTATTGCATTATTGGATATATTTTTCTCAAATGGTTTACCTGTTTCATTCCACCATATGAAGTTTTTATCCACTACATCTTGAAATTCATAGAAATGATTCAATAGTTTTTTATCAGGTGTTTGGATTAATTCATTATTTAACCATTTGTAATCTTGAAGTATATCATCTGAATCAGGATGTTTTTGAATTATGAAGAAGTTATCATCACCCTCTGGTTGAACCCATAGGGCTAATAATCCATTGTTTTCGTGTAATGGGTGTAAAAATGGTTCTTTAAATATAGGTATAACACAATACATCGTACTACAATATATAACATTTTATTGAGAAAAACAAGCTTTATTTTAAATTTTAAGGGCCCGTGTAAGTACCAGCTTCTTGATATCCTGCTTCATAATTCTCAATCTCAACAGCTGTTGCTGGTGAATGCATGTCCAAATCAACTACCATATCACCATTATACGAATTTAAATCTACTTTTAAATTAGAATAATTAACTCTTCTATCATATTTAGAAAACAATTTTAGGAAGTCCAAATAACCTAGAAAATTAAATGTACCTGAACCAGGACGAAGTTCTTCTTTTGTACCTGTTTTTAAAATACAAAACCCACCATCAACTATAAACATCTTATAGCGAGAATTTGGCATCATATAAACCATAGGTGGATAAAGTCTAGTTACATATCCACCTTCTTTTTCTTCTGTTTGAATCGATCTTCTATCAGGTTGTTCAATAATTGCCATCATCTTTGTAAACATAAAGACTTCATCCCTACCAGCTACGGCTCTTCCTTGTTTATTAAAAAACATCCCAGTTGGATCACTACCCCCATGATACCCTGCTGCAATTTTATCCTCTGTGGTAAGCACATAACCTTCGCCCATTGCTGCTGTAGCGTCAGCTGAAAGCTGCAATGAATTATACCCCAAACGATACCAATCTCCGGGTATCTCTTGATATAAAAGTCTCGTGAACTTGTCTACAGGTAAACCTCCATAACCATATTTATAAATTGTTCTACCCTCATGTACGGATGTTAGTAAAACTTTTTGAGTAAAGTCTATATAGACTGAAGATTGATTGATTAATCTATTTGGCATTTGTGACAAATCTTTGGAAGTTTTAAAATCAATTATACAACCAGGACCTGGGGAATTTCTTGATTGCATATTGAAAGTACCACGCGTTAGACCAGCGTTAAAGATATTTGTTGTGACTATACAATCCTCCATAAATGGAGCTATATCCTGAATAGTAACATTGTTAACTACAAATTCATCCGCTTTGTATGATATTTTACCTTTCCATAAGCTTTCAACATTCCTTTTTTCCAACTCATCAAGAAATGTTGTATTACGATACCTTCTATTAGGTCTAAGTCTTAATTTTGTTAGAGCTCTAGGTGATAATCTAATTTTTTCATTAGTTTTAGCAAGATTGGCAGTACCTCCACTATTTATAGAACTAATTACATTGATATTGTTAGTATTTCTTGCATTTGGTTTAGTTCTAAATTGGGTTTCCAATACAGTAGACCATCCAGTGCTATCAACTTCATGTCTAACTTTCATAATTTGTAAATAAGAAGATTTTTTATAAATTTCAGGTATGTAATCAATTTCAAAAGTATCACCTGGAATAATTGTTGCTAAACCATAAATTTTCATTGATAAAGTATAAGGCATCAATATACTTTGTCTTGAAGAAAGATAATTGTCATGTATTTTTAAATTATAATATTCAGATACTGAATTAGCTAATTGGTAACCTTTCAAAATGTATCTATCCTCATTAGCTTTTAATAAACCCGACCAATCAAATTTGTTTTTTAACTCCGCGGTAGGTGTGTTGAGTGCAGGAGAGCTCATTAGATTACCAGCAGCTGGAATTTGGGTGTTGTCAAGAATAGCATTGTCAACTATTAAAGTGGACAGGTTTCTAGTTTCTAACATGGGTTTTAATGTTTCAAATACATCAAATGCCTCTGAATCATTTTGTCTGTTTAAAGTTTGTTCTAATCTATACCCACCATGATCGGGTTCATAAATAATCGATCTACTATCATTATCAACGGATATAATTGATGTTAAAGCTTTATTTACCTCTGGATCTATAGAAAACAAACTATTATCATGACTCATTGCTTGTATGGCATAATAATTTCCAATTGAATCACCTGGTAAATTTAACTCAAAATTATATTCTTTGACAATTGAATTTGGTGACATTATATTGAATTTAAACCACCTTTTATCTCTTTCACTATCAGTTAAATCTACAATTTCTTTTCTTAATTCTTCATCTACAAAATTTAAATCAACAACTTCAAGTTGAGAATCGGTAGCACCAGACTTTAAAGTCCAATTAAATAAATCTCCACTACTTTGGTTTATTTTTCTTAATAACATTTGAATAATATTCCTTATATCAGTTTCAGTTTCAAATGCTTCAATGATAGTTTTTACATTTATGAAAACCTCTCTGATTGGAATAGCTCCATCTTTTTTTTCAGCAGCTAAATAATGAGGTGGTGCTAACTCTGGAGAAACGCGTTCACCATATAGTGATGTATATCCGGGCATATCATGTCCCATATCAAGAAGTCCTGCAAAATAGTCACTCTCGGGATGATGTCTTTTATCGTTATAATATTGTTTTGGAAATTTACCTTTTTGAAAAGAATAAGATCCCCCAAATGGTTGATCTCCATTATTCTGAGTTTTCCATTGGTCGGGCATTGGTATATCTTCTGGATTTTTAAAGTTTACCACAATTGACCCCCCACGGGATTCTGCTGCACCTAATTCTTGTATTTGGTTCACTGCCATACCATCATCCATATCATGCCACCATTCTGGATATAAAGTAGTTGGAGTTGTTCCCCCCTCTTTAACTTGTTGAGTTATATGTTGTTGTTCTGCAAAATCTTTATGCCAAATTGTAAGACTATTGGATGAATCCATATTAACTTGAAAATTATCACTTTTATTTACATCTTGGAAGTCTTTTCCAAAACCAAATTGTGAATTTATTATCATATCTTCAAATCTACCCCAAGATATATAAATGTTGTCTGCATCTAAGTTGTCTAAAAAAATTCCAGTTCTAACGGCATTACCCATTGGAGAACTTCTAGATGATAATTCCTTATAAGCTAATAATTTTAAATTTTTTATGTAATTATCTATTTCTTGAGGAGAACTATCTGGATTGGGTGTTTGTAATAATCTCTTTAAATCATTGTCTGGAGCTCCATCACCTAAATCATCAACAATTGCAGTTAAGCCTAAAAATAAAACTCCATGTGTTAATATGGATTTTAATCGACTTATATAATCGTCTTTAGCTTGTAGAGTAAGTAATGCATTGTTAGCTGATGTTATTTCAACTGAACACTCAACACTACCATTTGGTATAACCTTTGACTCATAGTTAGTAACTAATCCTTGTAAAACCTCTAAGTCACCCTTAGCTTCTGTAACTACCCCATCCAAACCATCTATCTTTTTTTCACCATATAAATAAATTTGAGAATCGGTAGCGTCAATTAAGTCTGCTGGATTATATAGTGTTGGAATAGTACTCCAACCAAAATCAATAAATATTGTCGCTCCAGGTTTTAAAAAATATTTACTGTAAATTCTATCAAAGTCATAAAAATTATGAACAACGAAATTAATTGTTGTTTTTTTAATTAAACCCAATGAACCCATAGTTTCAGATTCAACTGATGTAATTCCTGCAAGTGGTTTTAAAAATGGATTATCTTTTGATTGGTCTGGAAACAAATTAGCACCGACTTGAGTTTTAAGTTGTTCACTATCAATATCTATAGTTTTTGTGTCAAATTCATGTCCTTCCTCTGTGCTTGGGTTTACGGCAATTTGACCATCAATGGTTTGTAAGGATTCATTTCCTTTCACTTCACCATAATTTGATAAATAATTATGGTCTCCAACTTTATATATTTTTCTAGCGAAATCAACTTGATCTCTTATATTTGTTTTAACAACATAATAATCTATAATAAGCATTCCATTTTCATCTTTTTTATCTTTATAAATTGGAATAATTTTATTAGTTGGTTTTGTAAAATCAATACCAAATTCAGTATTTATTTCTTTTTTAAATAAGTCTAAATCACCATCAAATTGTTCTTCAAGTTGTTGTGGAGATATCGACCCCTGCCCATTTCCTAAATCAGCTTTTAAAACTTCTCCCATTGTTGATGGTTGCATTAATTTTACAGATGTCCACATACGGACAAATGGTACACCTTCATTTGGATTAAAAGGTTTATCAGGTGAAATTGGATCACCAGGTTTTGGTGATTGTGGTGTTTTTTGTCTGCTGTGTAGTTTTTCTCTAGCAACTCCACTCAATGGAGCACCATATATTCTTTTATTTATCATTTTTAAGAACCTTTTGCTTCATCTATGGAAGCTGGTATTCGAAGTGATGTTCCCGCTGGAATGTTATTTGCATTTAGGTTGTTCACTTTTGCTATAAACCACCAAAGTGATGAATCGTTGTAAAACCTAAAAGCTAAATTATCACATCTATCACCTTCTTGTGCAATAAAATAACTATCAGTATTTTTTTCAATTACTTTGTTATAAATAGTTGTATCATAATATCTTTTATTTGATTTACTTTTTCCTCTTTGTTTAATAAAAGATGTTGTTGTTTTTTCATATCTTGACATAATTCACATCCTATCTTATAATTAACTTATCTCTTTCTACCCACATACTCATTTTCTTCTCTTAATCCATATGTTCTAACTGTACCTCCACCATAAACGGTGTTATCTGAATCATCACTTATCTTATAGGTATTCTGTGCCTTCTCAATACAACCATAAAAGTTTGTATTAATATTTGGAGCTTTAGAGTGTATAACTTGATATCCAATTGTTGCAGTAACATATCTTGGAACTCTAAAATCTTTTGTGGTATTCCAAGGCGATGCTTGGTCAACTGAATAATTTAAAGATTTTATATACCCCATTAATTCTGCATTTGTGCTTCCAAACATTTCACCCAATCTAAACTTTGTAAATGGTGCTACCATTCTATTTCCATAACTTACTAATTGTGTACTCTCATCAGAACTCTTTACATCTTTTAAATATTCAGGATAACATAAAGATGTTAATTTATTCATTTTTTGATAAATAGCTGCTAATTCAGCATTGTTGTGTGCAAATAATTTCAAAGTAAAATTAATTTCTCTCTCACCTCTTTCATATGTGTAGACAGGTTCACTTCTTCCTATGTAATTCGTTGCGGTATATGATGGTGAAATGTTTTCTGTTAATCCTTCAAGATATGCTCTAAAAAATGTATAACTATTATCTCTCATATCTTTAAAGTAAAATGGCATTCCATGTTCTTCAGATTCTAAATCAACTGATGCTTCTCCTTTAATAGTTTCACCTTCATTGTTGTTGGTATAAGTATTTGCAGTATACGATAAACTATTACCTTTAATAAATGTAGATAGAGTTACTCTATCACCTATTCTTTTTAATTCTTTTGTATTATAAATTTCATCTTCTGAAACAATTTTTTCCTCTTCAACAGTTCCGTATTGTGGAATACCAGGAATTACTGATTTTAATCTAACTTTTTTAGTATGGGTTTCACTTTTAGTTACTTTTCTTGTAGCTTGAGTATTTATAAGATAATCATTTCTAAAACTGTTTCTTTCTTTACTTGTGGATATGTTTTCTTTGAATGGGTTAAATAAATTCTTTTGTAATGGACTAGCTAATGTTGGCCTTGGAAAATTAGAATACATGTTATTCAGACTCATATCATACAAACCTGATGTACTAAAGTCACCCGATTCATCAGATTGTCGTCCTATAAATTGATCATAATCTACAGAATCACCACGCCCAATTCCCCCTCCAATATCTTGTTTAACCTGAGGAATACCAAAGGTCTTATAACTAGCCTCCTTACCATATTCAGCTTCACTAGTCATGGTAGGATCAAATACCTTATTATATGCACGACTATAAAGTTCTGCTAAAATCAAGGAGGGATTAGATCCGTTACCAACATCATATAAATCATAAGATAAAAAATTAATTGACTCACCAAATGCATTTGTTTCACCATATTTTGGAGTGAATAAATCTGAATCAAAACTATGATCATATTTACCAGCATCTAATTTGAATTGTTGCTTTCTAATTTGGTCGAAAGCTTTCATTCCATTTTTTATCGCAACACCTTGTTTTTTAAAACCAAACTTTTTTGTCTTTCTTAAAAAGTTATCAACATTTTGGCCAATATCATTAGTCACCTCTGGATTTGTTAAATTAAAAACATCTGCGTATGGCCCGTATTGCACGGGTTCTAAATTAGAAAAAGTAAATGGTCTTCTTTGTCTAAATGTATAAATTTGTCTTTCTGCTAAAGCTATTGGTGAACCCTTTCCAAGTGATGAACCTACTAAATCACCCATAGCAGCTTGACTAAATACATTTTTACTAACATCAATTATAGTACTTCTTACACTGTCAAGTGTAAAACCTTTAGTGGCGATTTCCTCACCCGCAAGTGTGGGTGTTGCTTTTGGGTCAAAATTTGGATATTCACTATCATCTCCCAATCCAAGTAGGTTTCCTATAAATGCACCTACATTAGGTTCTGATCTATCAAACAAAGGACTCCCAACTGCAGCTCCAACTAAACCTTTAGTAGCTGCAGTAAGAATACTTGAAAATGGGTTATATGATGGTTTAAATTTCTGTCCTTGTCTACTTAAAATTTCTTGTTTTCCTATAAACAACACACCAGCTGGTGATGTTAAAAATTTAGCTATTCTGAATGCGTCTGTTATAGCTGGTGCTACTGCGGTTCCCCTATCAAGAAAATTAAAATTAATAGTCCTACCAACATCTCCAATCGGACTAACTATATATGGTTCTTTTCCTGAATCTTTTAAAAATTCACCTATACTACCAACGAATCCACCAATATCCAATCCAGTTATTAATTTACCAACTGCACTTATAGCTGAAGTTCTGAAAGAACCTGCGAACCCAAATCTACCATCCTCTGGATTTCTTATATTTAATTTGTCTCTATTGACACCTTGATAAGATATTGGTGTAATTCCTTTAAAGGATGGATTGTCTTTTGGTGAGTGATTTGAATTATATAATGATTCCCAACTCATACCATCTAATGGTGATTTCCCTAATTCACCCAATGGAGTAAATGGATTTCCATCCAACCCAGCTGTTGAGAAATCAGTTATTTTTTGCATAAAACTTGGAACATTAGTGAAAACACCACCTTCTCCATATTGTAGACTACCTATGGTTTTTCCAGTGTTGATATAAACTGTACCAGTTTTTGCAGAATCAACTCTTGGGTCGAATGTTTCAGTTCTAAATGGATGATTTTCAGGATTGTCATTAATGTCGTTTACAAATAGTTTTCTATCTATAATTGATGGTGATAATGAACCTGGTTCAAAAATTATTCCTCTTAAAAGAGTGTCTAAATTTGGATTTTCTCTACCACTTCTTATTTCCATACTTACATTGGGTCCGTGAGTTTGATTTATTATGTCAATTTCATTATAATTAAATTTTGTTTCATTAACATTATCGACACGATTATTAATATAATCTGAACTTCTTTGTATTAATTCATTTTTAAACACACTATTGAGACTTTGTAAATCACTTTGGATTGGTTTATTTAACCCATCATCTAACGCACTATCAAGAGTTTGTAAATTCGATTTTATAGGAACATCCAATCCATCATCATAAATACTATCAAGAGTTTGTAAATTCGATTTTATAGGAACACCCAATCCATCATCATAAATACTATCAAGATTTTGTAAATTAGATTGATTATCTTGAAATTTTGTATCACCTGCGGTTGGACTAAATATACTTTTTAATTTTAATAAACTCATTAGTTCATTCCCTCTATCGCTGCAGCTGTCTTAGAACCAATTCTTCTGGTTTCACCAATTAAAGATTCATTCTGATCTCTCATTTTTCTAGTTACATTTGTGTGAGCCTCAACTTTTTCAATTAATCTATTCATTATATTCACTAATTCTGCATTGTTACCACCACCATTAACAGATAAACTACCCTCTGGTCCAGATGCAAAATCATTTACTTTTGTTGAACCAAACACAGTATCTTTTGGATTTGTTTGTAATACTTTACCCATAGGTGTTACAACTAAATGTGAACCTCCAGCTGATTTAAAATCTTTTACATTTATTTTAACCGAAGACTGTTTCATTGTACCTGGTGAGGAATCTGGTTGAAGACTTTGACCTAAACCATACCCACCAATACCACCACCAATCATACCTAATATTGCACCTTTAGGGCCACCCACCATGAATCCAGCTGCAGCACCACCAAGCATTCCCATTATTGTACTTACTGCTGTTATGTTTTCAACAATACTTATCATTATTGAAGCTAAGTTTTCTGCCGCACTAACTAACATATCAATTCCACCATCATTCATAAAGTCAGTTAATTTGTCAACTATTCGTTCAACAGCAGGTCCAGCTTTTTCTATAAAAACAGCTCCTAATTTTTTTAATTCATTAAACATAGCTGTTAAATTAGACATACCATCTTTACCAAGTAAATCAACAAATGATTGAGATTGATTTATATTTGTGTCTTGAGCTTTAGATAATTTTTCCATTGTCGAAACCGATACTCCAAGAGCTTTAGCTAAAGATATTTTCTGTAAAACATCTAAATCGTTGAATGCATTTATACCACCCAATTGTGATGTAATAGTATCCATCATACCACTTAAATCACCAGTTAAAGCAAGTTCTCTAGCTTTTTGTAAATTAAGATTTTTACCTAACATAATTGAGGCTTCAATCTCATTATTTAATGATGATTGAAAATCTAATAAATTATCTGCAATACTTTCCACATCACTTAAACCCACACCCATTTTTTTAGCCTGAATAGCTGCTTTTGATATACTACTAAGATTTTGTGCCCCAAACTTAGCTATAACTTCAGCACTATTTGCCATATCCTGCATTACCGCGACTGGATTCACATCATTTTGTCTAGCTAATTGGTATGTTGATTCTGCTAAATGTTCAGCTTGAGATTGTGTCAATCCACCTATTTTCATAAGTGTTCCAAATAACTTAGCTCCCTCATCAACTGTAAGTCCCATAGCCTTTGAAGAATCTAAAATTGCAAGAGAAGTATCTGCTGCATGTTGAAAACCAATTCCAAATTCAGATGATAATGTACTAGTTACTGAAATCAAGTCTTCAATTCCAAAACCAAGTGCAATCGCTTCAGACCTTGAACTTCTTAAAGATTTAACCACACCATCTTGTAAATCAGTACCCATTACACCAAACGCTTTACCAAGTTTATCTGTAACTTTTGCAAACGATACAGCTATTTTTTTCATAATCATAAACAATCCTACCGCTATACCTATTGTAGCGACTAAAATTGCTCCAGCACCAACCATAGCCTTCATTGAAACTTTTGCACCCGTCATACTTTTTGTTAGTCCTTTACCAGACTTCGCGGAAGTTTGAAATACCTCCCCAAATTTTCTACCCCCCTGAGTAAATTCAAGTAGATTATTTTTAAACTGTTGTCTAGTCTTTTGACCAAGTCCTACTGATTCTAAAAACAAGTCTCCACCTGGCATTCGTTCAAACATACCAAAAAATTTATCCATAGCTCCAGCCATTTTTGCAGCTGACATTTTTTGTAAGTCAGTAGCACTTTTCATAGCTGCAGCTTTATCCCTCTCCACCTTTAACATTTTTTTATCTGTTTCTAATTGTTTATTTTTTTGTACAGCTATTTGTCTATTTTTTCCAAAATATTTTTTATTATTTTCAAGTTGTTTTTTTTCTATTTTTAATATTTGGTCATTAATTTGTTTAGATTTTTCATCACCATCCGTACTTGATTTTTTTATGTTATTTAATGTTGAGGCTAAGTCAATTCTTGATTTAAGGGTTTTTGTAATTTTACCTTCTTTTTCTAATTGCGCACTAAGAAGTGTACCATATGTTCTACTAATATCATTACTAGATTGTTTAAGTTGGTTTATTTTTCTTTGAGCAGCAAACTCCTCACCACTTAATCCACCTTGATTGTTATTACCGTTTGCCACTTAATAAATCCTTAGCTGTGTATGGTTTTATTTTTACTCTTTCTTTAGAACCATAAGATTTCAACTCTGCATTAACAGTTGTTTCAAATTCAACAACTGATTTATTTAATTTTGAAATACTTTTATTTAATTTTTTGCTTTTTCTTAAAGCAGGATTTAAGTAAAAAAACTTATATATTTTATCTAATGTATATGATATAATACCTTCATTTAATACTTGTTTTCTATTCATGTATGATTTTTTCTTTGACACACTACTCTCCTGTTTAGATGTATCTATTCATATATAAATATCAAGGATGTGAAAAATTATCTTTTAAATCTTGGGTTGATTGCGGGTCTTGATACTGATTTATTTTTTTGTTGAGCTCTTTTCATCTCATCACTTTCTTTCTTTTTAGCATCAAGTAATTGTTTGTAATAAAAATTTCTTAAATAAACAGGCATGTCGTAAACATCGGAATGGATAAATCCCACCCCATAATACATTAATTCAAATATTTGTTCGTGTATTTCTTTACGGTTATTGGGTTTTAGGCCAAAAAAACTCGGTGGTCAAAGGTATATCTACCTCGACCACATCACCTCCAATTTCGATTTCTTGTTTCATTTCAATGTCAGGTGAAACTTGTTGTATCTTTTGTCTTAATGTAAAAGAGTCTCTAGCTAACATGTTTTGAACAAAATTATTAATAGTAGATTTTGAACCATCACCATCAACTTCTATAACAATATATCTTAAACGAGTTGTTAATTCAGGTGAAATTTGAGTTCCAATTTTTTTACTACTGTTTAAATCCCTTTCAATTTCTTTTTCTTCTTTTCCTGTGAGTACTTTAAAAGTTACTTTAGTTTTGGATACAGGTAGTTCTATTTCAAATTTATTTTCCGTAATACCTTCAGGTAATTTTATAAATGGACACTCAGCTAAATTAAATGTGTGACTAATATTTGTTCCCGATGTTGGATTTGTTACTTCACAAACATATTCGGGACCATATGCTAATATTCTAGCTGCAACCATTACAGCATTTTTATCTCCTAATATTAAATCATCTAAATTAACATCTTTTGTAACAATTAAAGAATTTAACAATGTATCAATTGCTAAACCTTTTTTAATTAAATTTTGTGATGTTAAAATATCTTCCTCTTTTGCAGTCATATATTTTATTTCTATTTTACCTGATGAAAGGGGTGAATCCTTTGGATACAATTTACCTTCACTTGGTAAATCGATTATCTCCGTTGGAAATTTGTTTTCTGACATATTATACCTCCGTTGCTCTTCTAAACCAACCTAACCAAAACTTCTCTTGGTTTGGTTTATCTATAACTATGTTTGCGAATCTTAAAACTCTGTATGCTCTTACTCTATCCAATGAAATGTTTTGGATAGCTTTTAAAGTATTTGGCCCTATACCACCATCTACTTCAATCTTGTTTCTGTTTTTAGAATTAGCAGCTTGTTGTAAAACCTTTACAGCACCATTTCTACCAAAATTAACACACATATCAAAATAAATATGTCTTAATTGTGGGGGAACTGAATCACACTTACCTCGTCTCCAATAGTCTGTATGATATATTTTTTTAGCTTGTTCTTTGGTAAGATTTTTAATGTCCACATTAGGATACCATCTTTTAGCGATTCCATATTTGGTTTCACCACCAGCATCATCTGGATCATTTACATAACCACCTTCGTGTTCTAAAACCACTTCTATTATTTCATTAAATGTTGTTTTCATTTCATATATAAATATATACAAAATAAAAAAACCCTCGATTTTTTATTCAAGGGTTTTTCTATTAGTTCATTTTAAGTATTTATTAGAATTTAAGTATTGCGTAATCATATTTTAAAGTCAATGTAATATCGACTGGATCACTTGAAGCAAAATCCAAATCACCAAAATTAGCACTTTGAATATAACAACCCTTCAACACCCATTCTTCAACAGTAGAACCAACTGGATCTAAAAGATTAAAAGTAACATCTTTTTTGTAGAAATCTGAATATCCATCTCTACCAGTAACTGATTCGTGGTGTAATCTAACCCACTCCATTACTTGTTGAGCAGCCGATGGAACAACTGGATCATATAAAGTGATGTCTATTGGTTGCCATCTTGACTTACCTTTAACATATCTTGTAACATTCATATGTTCCAACATTACTTCATCTGATTCTAATGATGGTCTATTCATAGTCCTAATTAAATAAGCATTTATACCATCAATTTGCATTATAAATCTGTTTTTGAGCTTTGGCTCAAAAGGTGTAAACATTATATCTTGTGGTTCTAATAATTCTGCCATTTTATTCTCCTAATTACATACTTTCGTATTCATATATAAATATCTAAATTTATAAAAAAAAGGGACTTATATTTAAATAAATCCCTTTTCTTTAGTTTATTTCAACTAACCATTACTCTGGAAAAGAAGCACCAGTTGGTTGTATTGTAAAGTCTAATACAATAAACTCAGCGGTTCTTGTAGGTTGTAAGAATAATTGTCCGACTAATTGATTTCTATCAATTGTGTCAGGTGTATTATTACTTTCATCCATCACTACTCTAAATGCACTTAAACCACTTTGTGATTGGACATTTTCTAAGAATGGATTTACAATTCCTAAGAATCTTCTTCTTGTTGCCGATGTATTTTGTTCAAATACAAGGAATCTTGAAGAAGAAGCGATGAACTTCTTAACTCTAATCAGTAATCGTCTTACATTAATCCTATCAAGAGCACTTGCTTTTTTCTGTAATGTTTTTTGTCCAAATACAGTTACCCCTTGTCCAGGAAATGTAGCAATTGGATTAACATTTGAATCATACAATGTATCTCTTTCATTTTGAGTTAATTTCCTTTGAGCTTGTATCGCTGTTGTGATACCACCACGATTCAATCCAGCAGGAGCAAACCAGGGGTGTGCTACTCTATCATTGAATGCAAATATTCCACCTAATACTGTTGATGGTGGCACCCATCTTTGAGCTCCAGCAATTTGTGAATCAGGAACTTTAATCCAGGGATAATACATAGCTGCGAAGTTTGAATCAACAGATTCAGCTTCAGTTACAGCATTACTTGGATTTTTACCATAAGCCACAGGATCTATAATTGCAAAACAATCAGCCCTATCTTCACATATATCTATAGCTTTGTTTGTTACAGCACTATGTAGATTATGAACCAAACCAGGTAGTAATAATAAATTAATATCAAATTCATCTTGGTTTGATAACAAGTCAAGAGCTTCTGAATATCCTGCTCCACCATTGCTAGTTGTTAAATCAGTTGGATTAAAACCTTGTGTGTTTGTAGAATTGATGTTTTCATAGAAATTAACAGGATCTCCTACAGAACCATTGTTATTACCGAGTGCATCAAAACCACATTGTCCATCTGATCCACCACTAAATCCACCATTTGATGAACCACTACCAGCTTGTGGTAAAGAACCACTAGCTGTGGAGACTCTGATAGTTCCGTTTTCATCTAAATAATCAATAGTGTCTAATATACTATGTACAGTGACAAATCTGGATTTATTAGAGAATGAACCACTTAAATCAAGATATTTAGTAGTTCCATCAGTTAAAACAGTCTGTCTTTGGTCTCCAACCATTTTTCCAATGTAATTATTAGAATTTGGATCAAGATTTACATTGTTAAATGTTTCAAGTGGTTGTTTTCTTTTACTATTATCATTTCCTGCTCTAACCAAAAGAGTAAATGTACCCTTTGAATTGTTAACATTTGAAACTTCATATCTAATGTTGTGTTTTGAACCACTTTGAAGTATATTATTTGTTGTTGCAGTTGTACTAGCATTGTTCATAATTGTACCATCTGCTATTGTTTTTAATTGGAATGATGTATTATTTGAAGTTGTATCAGTTCCACCAGTTAATACAGTTAAGCCACCTAAATTAAATACATTTAGTGGACCAGCTGTAGTTATTGAAGCTGATGTTACCGCGACATTACCAGCAGTTCCAGCGCTTGAAGCAGTCAAACTAAGTTTAGCAGCACCACCATATGAAGCTGTTACTAATGTGAGACTAGCTGCAGCATTAACTGCATCTCTTAAATTTCCTCCAAATTCATCAACAGATGAACCAACATTAACATACCTTTCAGTAGTGCTGTTATCAAATAATGATGATGATGTTACACCTATGAAATCTATACCATTGATTGTTAATTCGTGATTTGAACTTGATGGTATCGCAGATATTGTAATTGAACCACTACCTTTTGTAGCTCCAGTTGTTTGTGTAGCTGACGCTACATCAGCAGTAGCTGGTCCAAATGCTCCATCCATAACTCTGACAACAGTTAATGTGTTTGAATTTCTTAAATATTCCTCAGCCGCATGTGATGTCAAAAATTGAACAGATGTTGAACCACTTTTTACCACATCTCCAAACCTAGCTTGGAAATCAGAAAATGATGTAACAACAGTTGGAACTCCTGCGGGACCTTTAAGTGTTGGTCCAACGATAGCAGCTCCAATATCAGCGACGGCGGAAGGTAAGAAAGTCTGGTCTATTTCATTCGTAAATACACCGGGACTTATAATTTTTTCGGCCATTGAATTTCTCCTAATAAGTTAACTTTTTTAATTTTGAGGTCAAATATACTATTTTGCGCATTAGTATTATTCATATATAAATATATGATTAAAACTTCAAACAATAAATTTTTTTTAATTATTCTGATTTATTTTCTGATTCTGATGGGGTGAATACACCAGTGTTTTGATTCAAAGTACCTTGCCCATATTTTTCAGTAATTCCATCTAAAAACTTTTTTTC